TTAGATGTGAGTTGTTGCGTTGTGAACGTCCAACTCTTCTTGGATTTTTTCAATTTCACTTTCGTAGTAAGTGATTAGATTATCCATTTCGATTTGTCCAAAAATGGTGGTTTTCACAATAGTTGCAGATTCACCATATCTACGAGATTCGTTGGTCTTACCCTCGGTGCAGTCGATGACTCGTAGGTACTTTACCAATCCTTTATACTCCGACAAACGGAAAATCTTATCATACACCTTTGCGTTTGCTTGGTGAATCTGAGTTTTAAGATAAACCAATTGAGAAACAGTTTGGGTAAGAGTATCCATGTCTTCTCGTGGCTCATAGGTTCTAACAGAACCTTCCTCCATCGAGTTGTACTTTTGAATACGAGTCACCAAAGATTGAATCTGTTTGGTAAGCTTGTTTTTTTCTTTGAGTGCTTGTTTAATTGTCATGTTATTTTGCGATTAAATGAATTAAGTTTGAGACGAACAAACCAAGTCCGAAGACCATGATTTGAATTGCAATTCCATACGAACCTGAAAGTCCAAAACGTTTGTCATGAAGTTGGACAAACATTTTTTCCACTTCAGAAATTTCTTCAGAGGTTTTTGCCAAGTGAATTTTTTGATTTAGTTGTTCGGACATTTTATCTTCTTTGCGAGAGAAATACCATTTGGCAACCCAAGCAATGATGAATACTGACCAACCGAGGATATTAATAATATCGAAACTTGTCATAATAAGGGGTTTTTAGTTGATGAATGATATAGAAAATAAAATTAAATGTCAAACGGGGTGTCCGAAAAATTTACATGTTCTACTGTTGGACAATATATGGTAACCAAATCTCGAATGTGGTCCTTGAAGTCCTCCAAGTTAGTGAACTCTCTAATGTCATAACCATCAATTAATTTGAAGACTCCAACTTTTTCCAAAATATCAATTTTGTTGATGATTAAATCAGTAACACCATTGATGTTGGTTGCTTTCATTAAATCATCAATGTTCAACCAATTTACTTGTCGTGGTCGACCAGTTGTTGCACCATACTCCTCACCAACCTCACGTATCTTATTAAAGATAGGGTCTTTTCCCTCGAAGTCTTTCGCCCCGACATAAGTTCGATATGCTTTGGCAATTCCATAAACTCGGTTGATTGACTGGGGAGGCACACCATTCATAATTGCACTACCAACGGTGCAATGTGATGATGTAACATAGGGGTAATCACCCCAGTCAATGTCCAACTCGAATCCCTGAGCCCCCTCGAATAGAATTTGTGCATTTGGTTGATGTTGGTGGAATTCACGATAAATGTCAATGAGACAATCATCAATATAAAAATCCTCAGCTCTTAGACCCTTACGGTCATATTTGTTACGATAGGTTGGACCATTTCCAGTTTTTGTAGTACCAATCTTGGTGTCTTTGGAATCTTCCAAGATATTTTCAGGTGTAATAATGTGGACTCTCTTATCAATAAATAAGTTACCACGGACAACAAATCCCGCATTTTCCAATTCAGCAATTTCGATATCCAACTTGTCGGGGTCCACAACACAACCAGGTCCAATGATAGATTTAATCCCATACAATACACCCACAGGAATGTAATGTGTCACAAACTTTTTACCATTATGATATACGGTATGACCGGCATTTCCTCCTCCGTTATAACGAACAACGTGAGTGTAGTAATTTGGTTTTTTTGCCAAGGCGTGAGCAACTTTACCCTTACCTGTGTCTCCCGCTTGAAGGTCGACAATGATGTCTGCTTTTAACATATTTTAGAATTTGGAAATAATTTGTCGGATGGTTTGTTCGTCTTCCGAAGAAATTTGTAAACGAATAATAGAAAGTTTGTTACACATTTCTTTCCATTCAAGTTCAGGGATTGATGGTAGATGGTCTTCAGGAACAACTCCTTTCGGGGCGACTCTCACCACCCATCCATCTTCAACTAAAGCATCAATAAGTTCATCTGTTTCTCTTGTTGAAAGAGCGGACAAAAAATCATCCACGTCAACGTCTACATAAGTTTCAAATTCAGGCATAATTAAAAGTTTTCAGGTTCTGTCAAATCGAGTTGAAAATTTGCTAATTCACTATAAACAACCAACGAATATCCCGTTCCAAGTGGTTTGAATATGTATTGGAAGTCACCTGGCATTCCATAAACTTTCCTGATGGCATCTTGCCATTCTTCAAGTTTAACTCTTTGTGTTTCGGACATTTCAAATTTCATCGTCTTCTTGTTTGGATACCACAAATATACGGAAACTTTAAGTTATGTCAAAAACAAATTCAAAATTAATGATGTAGAATTGTAACCATGAATGGATAACTTACCAATTGGTTATTCATTATGATACTCACCATACCATAATAAACACCATCAGGAACATTGCTTCCATCCCAATCGTTGTTATATTGAGAACTTTGAAAAACCGTTCTTCCCCATCTATTCTTAATAACGATTGGTCTATAATCATAAAGTAAAAGGTTTCTAATTATAAAACTTTCATTAATACCATCTTGATTAGGTGTGACAACGTTTGGAATTGTTATCACAGGTGGTGCGGGTTGTGTACATTTAACCCAGTTACTTTCACTTAAATAGGGTAGATTTTCAGCAACAACCTTGATATCATAATTTCCTACCTCTAAGGTATCTGAGACCATACAATAAGTGGTATCAACTATTGGTTGGTTATTCCACTTAATCCATGTGTTCTGATAATTGATATAAACATCATATAAAGGAAACGCCCATCCATTATAGGAATTCCAAACTAAACAAACCGAATCACATTCTCCATTTGATTGTAAATGAATCGAATGTATAGAATCCGACGGACCGAAAATAAAGTTATTGAATCTGAAATCTATTTTGTAATCGTAAGGTTGTCCATCAACATTAGTTGCCATCAAATCATCATAGTACAAACGGTCCCAATCTGTAACTAATTGACGAAAAGCATATTGTGTTCCATCCCAACGGAAAATTCCATATCCTTGGAAATAGGTTGTATCAAAACTATTGGTGTCAATACTCCATTGTAACATTGTGTGATTATCATTAACCACCGTGACGTTTTCAAATTTCCAAACGGGTTCAAAACAATCATCAACAACAATAACCAAGGTGTCAAATTCATTCATGGCGATACCACACTTATTAACCAAAGTATTACCATCATTACCAGTTTTGGAATATAGGAAATATCTTCCATTCACCAAAAGAGGATATTGAAGTATCACCGTAAGAACGGAACTCTCACCGTTAATATCACATTGAGGTACCAACTTCTTTATTGGTAAAGGTTGCCCCAAAGGATTTGTCAAACGAAAATCAGTTCCATCATCAGCAACAGATTCACAATCCAATTTGATTGCAAAATGTAAATCAATTGCCGTATCACCACAATTGTAATCAACCGCAGGCAACATCGTAATTGAATCCAAGTATTGACCTGGATAGTTGTAGTCCAATTTGACTCCTTGCATTGCCAAGGGAGAGCAGTTAGCTGAAATACCAATCATCATGTCCCTTGATGCCGAACCAACCTGATACCAAACACCCCATAAAGAATCGAAACGATATTCACTAATTTTGATTGCCAATACATCAATTTCTTGTTGTGTGGGTTTGAACGAAATGGTTCCAGTCTTGGGGTTAATCGTAAAATATTGCGATGTCACAGGTTGGTTTACACTATATCCTGGGTCAAATGGAATATTGGTTTGATTTGGGTAGGCATTCTCACGACAGGCAATTAATTGATAATGAATACTATCACCATCATATTCCACACTTTTCTGAGCCCAATTGAAGCTGTTATTTACACAAAAGGCACGTACTGGTTCTGATATGAATATTGGTGATGAGTTGTTACCAAGAGTGTTATCCAAGTCAGCATCGAAGAAGAAACCATCATTCCCCAAGGTACCATTGGATGTAAATATGTTAGTTATGTTTCCTGGTCTACAGCAGTTATCATACCAAAACTTAAAAGTAGGACAAGTTCCCGGTAGAACAACATATCCTCTATAAAGATAAATTTCCAAAGTTTTTGTAGATGGAGAGCCAGGAGTAACACAATCAAAAAGTGTCGGTGCAACAGTTCCAGAACCAGCCATCAAATTCATGTTTATGGTTTGATTTGCATAACAACCAGAACTGACTGTAACAATATCTGTTGTTGGCATCGCAATACCCGTAACATCACGGTATACCCTTAATAATACTTTGTAGTGATTTGGAATTCCCGTTGAATCTCCAATGTATTTGTATTGGATGTCTCCACCTGCTAAGTGGGAAGCAAACGATGTTATAGACATCAAAGTCATAAACATCAAAAGAATAAATTTTTTCATACCAATAAGTATATGAAAAAATTTACAAACAATAAAAGTAAATTTTACCTCAAACCAACTTTTCTAAGAAAACTACGCCAATTTTCACGTCTTCTTCTACGTCTAACAAGTCTTGCTCTTGCTGCACCACCTTGACATCCCACAGATTTTGACGCCAATCTTGAGTAACCTCTTCTGTTACTACTTTTCATTCCACCAGCAATTGCTCCCAAAAACTTAAATAATTTTGATAAAATCGCAATTGCAATTAGTCCAATCGCACCGTGAACCACAACTTTTGGAACTGCCATTCCAGCAATATTGACTGTTTGTTCAGTATAAGGGGTCCCTTGTTCTTGTAAATTTTTCATAGCAAGAACTTTTTTCAATTCATCTTTGAGTTGGTCTGCAGATAAAGAATTCAAACGTTGGTCCAATTGTTTGAATATTAATTTGGTCTTTGGGTCTTTAATCTCGGTACTTAATTCTTCAATTGAAGTTTCAGGACCTAACGTAGTCTCATCAAATTCTACTATACCCTCTAAGAAAGTATTCAACACATCTATATCGTTGAACGTACATTCTTGTTCTTGGGTTTCAGCCTCAATAAGGTCTATTACTTTGTTGTACTGTGATTCTGTCAATTGTATTTTCATACAGATAAATACATCAAAAAATAAAAAACCCCCACCTTTTGGGTGAGGGTCCACAAAAACAAAAACAAAAAACACACTAAACCATCTCGACCACTTCATTCATAACGTAGGCTTTGGAATCCCAACTTTTCGCATTCACAACTTTGTATTGTTCTTGAGAGTAGAGTTCGGTATTCAACCAAAGTTGATTGATGGTTCCAACCTTCAAACCTTCCAAAATAGACAAGTCAACCAATTTGATTTTCTTTCCAACACGAGCAAAAACTGTCAACCAAAAATCTGAACCTTCGGCTTTGAACTCCACAGTCTGAAGGGCACCTTTCTCGTAGTTACCAAGTACCAAGGATGGATTCTCCGAGAATTGTTCGTTCTGCCAAGAAGGAGATTCATTGATGGTAACAAAACCTGCTTTAACTTTTACTACGAAACGGAACTGACCTTTTTGACCTTTGATGAAGTTTACCGTGCGAAGGTTGGTGATGTTAACTACTTTGGACATTCGTGTTGGGTTATTGGTTATTAACACTACAAATGTACGGCAAAGTTTTGGAATAAAAAACCCCCATTTTATGTGAGGGTGTAAATTATTGTTTGTTGAAGGTCAGTGTTATATTTCCACCATTTTCAAATTCGTTCCACTGAAGAAGTGTTTCTCCTCCGTTTGATGTCTGAGTCCATTCCTTACCGTTTGCATTTGCTACCATCTCAATGGTTTGGTCGTTGTCGGCCATCCATCCACGGTCCACATAGACTCCCGCCTCAGGTCCAAACGACAAGTTACCTTGCATATACCATACATTCTGTTCAACCCAAAACAATAGACTCTTGGTGTTATGAACCTCAGTTGAAGACCAACTGAATGTTGAGTTAGGAACCATGGTGGTATTACCAGGACCAACACCATCTATGGTTAAGTTGTACCCTGTGTTATTGTTGATTGTAATGTTTACTTGCCACATATGAAATGATTTTTATCTCTTTATTATTAATATTTCATGAGAGTCTTTACTATTAGTTATACCAGCCTCTTCTCGGTTTTTACCTATCCTTTTTTCACCATTACCCATTGAATAGTTCCACTTGGGGAAAACCTGTTCAAAATCTTTATAATATTCTCTAATGGTTTCACAATTATTGTAAGATAACACAAATTTACCTTTGTGTTTGTGAAGTAGGTCACGGAGTAATTCGTGATTGAATCCATCATGATGAATTGGAATGTTTCTCATAGGATAGATTCCTGTAAACATTTTATTGTCTTTATCTTTTTCCAAGTAATATGGTGGGTCTAAATAAAGGGAATCATGAACGTGATTAGGTAAGACACTCTCGAAACTAGATTGTTTAACACTTAGTGTAGCTACTGAAAAATTCTCAATATTTTGAATCATTTTATCCCACTTGTTTTTCTTCAGGTATACTGATGAACCCCAACCTAAATATCCAGGACCATATGAAGTATTGTGATTGAAATAATAAAATGCCGCAGCAGTAACACTGTCTAATTCAACGACATCATCTCGTTTATAATGGTCAGTTTTCCAATCTTTTAACATTTGTTGGGTGTTATCCCATTTCATCAAAATCTCTTTAATTCTATGGTATTCTTCTGAAGTTGGTTGTATTTCCTTGAGTTTTTTTACCAATTCAGTTTTATTTGTTTGAAGAGTCTGCCAAAAATTAACCAAGACATCAAACAAATCGTATCCGATGACTTCAATACCTTTGGAGGCCCAATTGACTTCCAAAGAACCTCCACCCATGAAGGGTGAAACAATCTTTGTTTCTTTATCCAAATAAGGTGAAATAATTTTTATTGCCTTACTCTTTCCTCCTGCGTATCTTATTGGTGTTTTCATCAATATAAATATATTAACTTATTTTCCACAATCAATTATGACCAGTTGTTATTTTTTTTCCTTTCTTTTTTTTGTCATAGTATTATTTACCAAATTCCAAGATTCTACCAATTTAATATCCCACTCTTCACCATTTTCTTGGAAATTCCATTTTGGGTATCTTCCGCATTTCATTTTATAGTCTTCTTTACAAGTATTCTCAATTTCCTTGAAATCGATATTGACCAATTTTTTTTCAACACCAAACAATCCTGGGACTTCGGCGATTACTTTTGTAGAAACAATCATATAAATTTCTACAACGTTTCCCTTCTCCAATTCATCATGAATTAATACATGAATTCCATGAGTCCTCAAAGAGGGTCCTCCGGTGAAAGCAGAATTCTGATACCAATTGAAAGTACCTTTAATTCCTTTAGAGTCTTGTGAACCACCAATTTTGTAAATATTACCATTAACAACAATAAAATAAACTCGACCATTATTTTGTGTTAGTTGTTTACCTAATGACACATTCCACTCTACAATCCATTTTTTACTCTTGTGAATACAAGACTTGATGTTACCCACTTTTATTGCGGTTGAGACTTTATCTATAGAGAAATGTTCCATAGTCCAAATGTACGGCAAAGTTTTGGAATAAAAAAACCCACTATACTTGGAAAATAAATTTCCAAATTAAGATGTATAAATTGGATAATTCGATAAATCAGGATAAGGGAGTTCTATGTCCGGATTGGATTTTTTTCTTCCATCGTAGTGATAAAACTGTGCCATCATTAGAACACCTCTTGTGGCGAGTTCAGGAATCATATAAAAATTCCATCCCAACATATCAAAATTATCTTCGTGATAAGAACATTCATTTCTTCCACTGTATCGAGCCCTTTTGAACCAAAGATAAGCGTCATGGTCATCTGTTAATATCGCACCACCCTTTGATAGTTTGAGATGTTTATAAGGTCCTGTAAATGATATACACATGTGAGTATTTGGAATATACATGTCTGAAGTAAATCTCAGAGCACTATCCCAAACTTTTGTTGGTTTTAATTGATAAGCACCTTTTAACGTATTTCCCTCACTTTTTTCGAAATTAACTTTACCACCCGCATGTATTATTTCACATGGTACGGAGGGATAAGTTCTTGAGGGGATTGATATTTGTTTACCCGTAATTTTTTCATAATATAAGGATAAAAATAATGCATTTGATTGATTATCTAAAGCAACCGCATAGGGTGCTCCAGTATAATCACACAACAATCGTTCGAACTCTTCAGTAATTTTATAAGCCCCGTTAGCCATTTTCTCTAACAATTTTACATGGTGAACCGTAAGCAACAACATTATCAGGAATGTCTTTATTTACAACAGAACCCGCCCCAATGATTACATTCTTACCAATTTTTACCTCATGTAATACATTTGTACCCATTCCTATGGTCGTTCCTTCTCCCACGGTTACGTTCCCCGCAATGTTTACACCCGGATTAATCGAACAATAATCATTGATAATCGTGTGATGACCTATAGAAACGTTTCTATTGATTGAAACAAAGTCTCCTAAAGTTGTGTGGGCTGCGATTGAAACCTTAGAGTTAATTAGTATACCCCGACCAAGTGTGCTGGTGTAAGAAAGGTCCAAACCAATATGAATGATATTGACAAACTTATTTATATCAGGACCAAGAATCTCAATAATTTTTTTCTTGTGTGACGGTTGATAGACACCCAAAACAATTTTTTCATAATCATGTATATTCAAATTGTTAAGTACTTTTATTTCGAACGCATCGTGGTGAAAAGTATTAATCAATGGTAAATCCAAATTGTTGTAGATGTGTATTTTTGGATTTATCCGATTCGTTGAATACAGATTATCCAAAATCATGGTGATAACATTATCACCCTTTCCTAAAACCAGTAATTTTGTTTCCATACCCTTTTTCTTTTAACTCAACAGATGTGTATTGAACCAAATTTAATTCGTTCATTATCCTATGAACACGTTTAAGTAGTTCTACGTTTGTGGTCTTTTCTTTATTTTTGAAGTAGAGATTATCCTCTAAACCTATCCTAATTCCATCGAAGTCCAACAAACCATGTGTGGTGCTTTTTAATTGTTGGGAACCTATTCCTCCCAAGCAAGTAAATGAATTTGTTGGTAGATTATTCTTGATAGTTGCCAAAGTATTCAAATCGCATTGCGAATTATAAATATTTCCCAAAATAACATTAATATGATGTGGAGGTTTTAGTATGTTTTTTGAAATAAGATAGTTTGTGTAATTCAGCATTCCTGAGTCAAAACACTCTATTTCTGGTTGAACACCATATTTGTCCATTTCGTTAATCAACGACAGAATCATTTCAGGTTGATTAATTGACGCACCCGTGGGAAAATTCAGTGACGACATAGTCAGTGAACCCATGTCTGGATGTAATTGTAAAACTTCAGACCTTTTTTCTAACTCAGGAAAGTTTCTACCTGTTAGTGAAACACAAATCAACAAATCGGGACAATATTTTTTTATCCCTTCCATAATTTTTTGATAAACTTCTTTTTTATATGTATTTTCTAATGTTATTTCATCTCGCGCATGCAAATGCACTATTGAAATCCCCAATTCCTCAGCCATGTGGACCTCCTCTATAATTTCATTTGGAGTTAAAGGTGCAAAAGAATTTTGTCTATTAGTTTGAGTACCTGTAGGAGTAAAGTTAATAATTTTTTTCATTTCATTTTGCTAAACGCATTTAATTTGAAAATTTCGAGCTCGTCGGAATTGTTAATCCTAAATTCGTAAATTAAGGAATTGTCTTGGAAAATCATTAAACTTTTGAAATCATTTATATCACATAATGTTCTAATAATCCAATGGTATGGTGGTACATTAATTTTTTGAATTTGGTTCTCATTGGTGATAACCATCAGTTTTTGATTTTCAGTCCAAGAGTTTTTGATAAAAAAATCAACTTTTTGTTTGAAGGGATTGTAAAACATAGTAAAGTGTTTTTTTCTATCAGGTATGTTTTCAACGAATATTCTGTTCTTGATAGTTTCACTAGCTAAAAATTTTACATTCAGATTTTTGAAAATATGTTTAGTGTAATTTTCCAAAGGAACACAAGGTAGATTTATCATCGTATTACTCATATGTTCTTTGTCATAATTTTCGAAAGTTTGGGGTAAATTGGAAAGATTAAATGATTTGAAGCATCCCACCAAAAAACCTTCAGTTTTACCATTGAATGTATAAAAAACTGCATCATGATTCTCAAGATGTTGATTGTGTTCTTCGAATATTTTTAGGTCTAAAACTTGAGTATCATATTCGAGATGATGTAATCTATCGTATCCGAAATTTTTTGCTATTTTGGCCGCCATAGAAAACATGCGGTAAATAGCAAATCCATAAAAGTTTTTGTTTCTATACTTTGACCAAATTTCATAGTCGTCCAAAATAAACCACTCGAATCCTAATAAGTTAGGGTCTTGACTCACATCATTTAGGTGGTCATAGAAATAATATTGACAAAGTTTTTGAATTTTGAGTGGTGTGTGACTATGGCTGATAAGCAAAATGTCAAAACCCAAATCTTTAACAGACAAAATTGTTCGTTCTAAAATATCCTCATATTTAGGAGTTGGTGTATAAGCCGTAATTAAAATTAAATCTTTCATTAAGTTTTAGATTAATAAAAAGAATTTAATCGAACAACTTGTCTTGGTAAACCCTTGTAAATAAAAACCCCCACCGAAAAAATCCGATGAGGGTCTGGCTATGCTCTGAGACTACGAGCTTAGGTGGTCAGTCTTTGGTGGGATTATCCTTTCCCCACTCGGTCCACAACAGTTGCCTATCGTAACCAACCAGTGTCGGTAATTTGAGTCTACCACTCTTTTCGTTGACACCAACTCAACTGTTAGTTATATCTCTTGAACCTTCGGGGCTCACTAAGGGATTGCAGTCCCACGAGTACTTTCACAATCAACACCAAAGGACTTGCGGTCCGATTGATGCCTTCATTGGTCCGATGACCTGAAGGATTAGACACCTTTCAGTATCAACGCCCGAAGACTTTCGCTTGTATCTGAGAATATCATTCACATTGATATGTAGCTATTTGTAGAATAATGAAAGATGTGCTTCGGGAGAAGGTCCATTCCTTTTGGGAACGAAATGCTTCACACCTCTCTGTCAACCCGCCAGTTGACGGTCAATCAGGACTACGGTAGGTTTGACCCCGTGGTAACCCCTCAGACTGGTACTCAGCTTTACAACACCCGGCGGGATGTCTCAAACCGTCACCTGTACCTTTTCCTATTGATGTCTCCATCTCAACCCCGATTCTCTACAAAATCGGAGTGGTGTCCTCCCCTCAGCACTTGCCGTCAGGGTCTTCACCGTAGGTACTTTGTTTAGTTGTCAGGTCAATGACCTGCGGAACTACTTGGGTCGCTAAACCCTTTTGTCCCCTTTAGTCCCGTTGCCGGGGTTATCTAAGGACGCTAAACCGCCCATTCGGTACCAATTCACTTTAGGGGGGTAAATTGGCTTTATAAAGAACGTTCGGGGTGTTACCCCCGTTTTGTTATACAAAGATACAACAAATTTTCAATCTGTCAAATCTTTTCCTAAAGTTTTTTTGGTTTTAATAAATATCCCCAAAACGACCAAAGTGATATAACTATAATCACTTTTTTGTTTTCGTCAAGCGAGTGGTGAATATTTTAAGAACTTGTCTCCTGACTTCGCCAATGCAAATACTTTACAATCAGGTGCTTCCCAATCAAATATTTTGGGATTTGATTTCATTTTGGATGATACTTGAACTGGATGAGCTCCCTTATCATCGACGGCTATCATATCAATACCGAAGTAATCGATGAAACCGAAGTCATCTGAGAAGGGATAAACTTCATAACCTATTGATTTTAGAGCATTGTAACCAGCATCTTCAACGGCGTAACCGACATTTCTCGAATAATTAAACGCATCCAAGATTTGTTGTTGAGTGTCGGGATTGTTAATTAAGTTTGATATCAACGTGTCCAACCTACTCATAGTTGAAGGGTCATTCAATAATTCAGTAACCTCTTCGATGATTTGACGATTGTCAAAAGTATCTATCTTATAAAACTTGAAATCTTTTTTCTTATTCTCCTCAAGGGCTAACAAGGTGATGATATAGGATTGGTTTGTCGAGTGTGTGTTGATTCTATTGAACAATGAATATTTCTGTTCATCATCAACCAACATGGTCAATCCTTTGGTTGCCAACTTTTTCATATCCTGTTCCACCGCTGTGACAATTGCAGAACATGAATTGTGTTTTTTCAGGATTTTGGTAAGCAAAACCATATCTGAAATTCTATCCTCAAATTGTTTGTTACCTGGTTGTAATACTATCTTGTCCCCCATCGAGATGTAATCTCCATCCCTTAAATCTTTGAACATATCAAAAGATTTTTTCTTAAGGAGTTCAGCTCCTTTACCACCAGTACCTGTGGATAATATATTTTGCAAACCTTTACAGAACTTATTACCTTCACCCAATGAATCACATGGGTTTGGTTTTTTTTCAATCTCGTTAATAAGAGCCTCCCGTAATAGGTTTACTAATTTCATAATCAATAAATACCCTGAAGTTGTTTATTCATCCTCCAAAGCGTCGGAAAAGTTTTGATTGTTTGGTTTGGACACGGGAGAATCATCTTCGACATCGTCCCAGTAAATGAATCGATAAGAGTTGTCTGACATATGTTATGAATTGAGGAACGAAGTTACAAAATTTTTGAATGGGTTGTTCATCGGTGTTGGTAAATTTTCCAAATTAAAATACCCACACTCGGTGTGTTCGTCACCATCTTTGGCTTTGGACAAGTTTGGAATGATTGGTTCATCTACTTCAGTTGCGAAGACATACATCATACCAATTTGTTTTTCTCCAGTCCTATCGAATCTTTTCAGGACCCCTTGGAAGAATAAAGGGGTTTTAATTCGCTTGTGGGTCTCTTCGTAGAATTCTCTGTGAGCCGCGTCAACAGGTTCTTCACCTTCCTCGAGTTTTCCTGCGGGTACGCTCCATTCACCTCCCAAGGAATTCTTGGAATTTCTTTTACACAGAAGACATTTGTCACCGTGTTTAACAATTACTCCCGACGCTTTCTTCATATTATATATTTATCTATAAGTATGGTTTTATCAATAGGAAAAAATGATTTCAATCCACAGGTGATTTCTTTACCTGACAGACTTCGCACAGGTATGCAAGGAAAGACTTTTGATGGATTTGACTCCATGTTATTTATCATGCCAAAAGACGAAGAACAAAGTTTTTGGATGAAAGATTGTATTGTTCCATTAGATATTGTGTTCATCAGTCATGGTTATGTGGAGGATATTTCACCAAATTGTCCTGTTTGTAGCGAGGTCCCGTGTCCAAGTTATAAAGGTAAAGGAGGTTTTGTATTGGAGTTACCAGCCGGAACTTGTCGTGAAAAGAAAATTAAAATTGGAGACCGGGTTGATTTTATGTGAAAAAGTTTATAACTTTGACACATGGAAAACAAATTAAAACTTTATTGGAACAAGATTTCGGAGGGACTCCGAAAGTTCTTCAGTCATGTATTTTGGGTTGTCTTGGTCCTTATTGGATTGGGTGTTGGGTTTGGTGTAGGTTTCTACTACAAACAAATTAAAACCGTGGAAATGCCCTCGAAAATGCATATTGTTGAAAGGGAATCAATCATTTTGGCGGTTGATGAAAACTCTCGTTTGATGGTAATTGAAAAGTCGACAGGTAATTACACCATCTATGAAAAGGAAATTGGTAAATCAATTTTCACACTTTACGCACGTAACATTTGGGGTCAACACAATAATTCGGCCCAATAATGAATGTGGATTTTCGGACAGGGTTTGTCCTCTGGCTTATTGTTATCTTTGGTGGATTGGGAATGGTGTTGTTGAGCATCAAGGAGATACAAAAAGACGTTGAAGAGGACTTCTTGGTGGAGTTGGGTTCTTATTCCAACTCCCCAACCTGTCTCCACATGTATAATATTATAGAAAAATATCGAAAGGAATACGACGTACCCGCTTACATTGCTTATAATCTTGCATATAAAGAAACGGGTTATCGTGGTCCATTCCATTGGTCCTACAATCCATACAGAACTTCTTATGCCGGTGCAGAAGGACCGATGCAAATCATGCCCTCAACAGCTCGTGGGTTATTAAAACGAAAGATTTCCCGACAGGAACTCAGGACAGACTTGGAACTTAATGTTGAAACCTCGATGTATTATCTCCGTAGGTTGAAAAATAGATATGGTTCTTGGTCCTTGGCTTGTGGTTTCTATAATACCGGATATCCACAAGTGAACTCTTACGCAAGTTATTGTGTTTCAAATAAAAATTATAAGAATAAATGGGTTAAGCCTTAGAAGCTTCAATCTTTTCTTGTAGTTTAGTTACAAATTCTTTCTGTAACATTCTTACAAATTTGATATACGGAGCGTCCTCGGATTCTTGATTGTAACGGTATGGGTCGTCGTTTGGTCTTGGAGCTCTTCCGAGATAGTTCAAACCCGAAATATTCGTGATACACTTGTGACCTCCTGAATTGGCCTGAATCAAATCCCAAGCAGATACTCCTATCTTATCTAACATTTCGAATTGTTTTTCAGTCAATTCTTTGTAAGGCAGAGACATAACATATTGAATTTGTTTCATCAACAACTCACCATTTTCCAATTCTTCAAATTTGTCCCCGTAAAGTGCTTTGAAATCTTTGAAGGTAAATCCAACGGACATAGGACCTATTGAACTTTCGGAAACGTACTTAATAGTTGACAGAGGTACTCTTTTGGATTTCAATTGTGATTCCCACTTAGATAAAACCTCTTGAGCAATATCACCTAAGTTCACGCCTTTTAGTTCTCTATCTTTCTTAAAGGGATTACATGAGGCTTGTAACAATCCTAATGGCCAAGCGATAACCAAAAAGTCCGTCTCAGGATTATTTTTGAATGGTGTGTATCTATCATATGAACCTGGTTTCATCATGTTACCACCTCCGTATTGAACGATGATATTATCCATAACATTCACACTTCGTGAATCCTTCATTTGTTTGATGTATGATGCTTGGTTTGAAACCAAATCTTCAGGCTTGGGTAATTTTCTTTCACCCATTTCTTTTTTAATTTGGTTCAGGATTGAATATAAAGAAGGACCTGAATTCATTACCAAGTTTTCTAAAAACTTTGGTTTGTTCTTGAAGGCCAATAACAATTTATTAAGAACCATTCCCATTGCAAACTTGTTCTGTAATAGACTCTTATCCTTATCGATTCTGAATATGTAATTCATTACTTGTTCAGGAGTGATATCATATTTTGCAAAGTCAGCAGAGTCTATCGTAGAAATTAATCTAAGGTCTGTCTCAGGGAAAATATCTTTTGGAGAAACAATTTGAGATATTGTCTCAACGTTGGAGCGGGAAGGTCTAAAAGATTTTGCACCAGTTTCTTCAGCACCAGCTTGTCTATCATGGTGGTCTGTATGAATCACAAACATTGGTTTTCCGTGAGCAAAATCTACCAAAACAGGCATTACATCTCCATTGGCATCAGTTTTCTTGACTGCAAATTCTTTATCACCATATTGAATAACTTCAGAATCAACAACTTTAATTCCATTGTTCTCCAAATAGTTTTTCATGGCAAGTGCTGTAGTCACCCCATCAAGGTCTTGGTGAAAATAAATTTTAGCCTTAGGGTATCTCTCCGCTAAGGCTTTAATATCTCTTAAACCCGACTCATTGATTATTTTTTTCATTTGAATAAGCTCGCAATAGCAGAACCAATTTTACTGATTATATTTTGATTAATTCCAAGTGATTGTAATTTGGACATAGTTTTTGGTCCCATTTTTCCATCAACATCTAATCCTTCCATTTGTTGGAACTTTTTTAGAGCTTCAATAGTTTTAGGTCCCCATGCACCATCAGGTACAATTACAATTTTCACACCCTTACTTTTGAAATAATCATTCAAACCACTTTGAATTTCAAAGACCTCGGAAGGTTCCAAAAAATATGGTTGTTCCATTAAGATATTATTCTCTGACAAATATTGTCTTTTTGTCGCTTGGATATGTTGATTTAAGATTGAATTTTTTTCTTCTTCTGTAATAATAAATTTTTTCATTTTAACTTAGTGTTAGTAGGTATTTTAGTCTGTTCATCTCAGCCAACATTTCGTCACGGATGTTTAACAAATCACTATCCGTTTCAGGGTTATATAGTTGTGAAAAGGATAATAAAAACAAAACGACTGAATTTACATAGTCATCAACACTCACAGTATTGAAATCGAATAATGGAATGTTGAACTCTCCTTGGAAACTGGGTCTACCATGTTTACCCATACAAACTTCAACAAAGTCATCAATCAATCCACTTAGATTGTCATATACCTTTCCAAAAGCTTTATGTTGAGCATAAGACTCTGTTTGCCAATGAAAAATTTTCATTTGGTTCTGAGCCATTAATAAATTTATTATAACTGTATTTGTCATTTTGATTAAATTGCTTTTCCTGTTAATGGACCAAATATTAAATTAGTAAAAAAGTCCCTCGTTGGGTCTGATGATGTTTCACTCGAACTTGTTTGTGTTTGAGTCTGTTGTGTTGGTTCTTCTTGTGAAACTCCTCCAAATTCGGTTTCCCAATTTTGTTTAGCTTCTTGGGTCTGTGAATATTCATTCATCTTACTGTTGAACTCTTGATTACCCATTTGTTTAGATAGTTCATCGGGTCCTACAAAATTCCCCAAACCTAAGTAATCTAAGAATCCCGCCCAAAATTTGGTTCTTCTCATAAGACTCCTTGTTGCTTTGTTACCAAACAATCTTGGCATTCCACTAGCTTTATATTTTTCAAAACCTTTGATACCTCGAGCGGCACTTCCTCCAAATAATCTAAATAGTTGAGCATCTTGTTCAGCAGCACTTCTTATTTGTTTCAGAACAGAAGTGGCTTCCTCTGATGACATGGTTTTTTTAGAAAAGTTTTTAGCAATTTTTGAAGCTTTTCGTGAACCGGCACCAACTTTTTCGAAAAACATGATTGCATCGTTAATGGTGTTTTTTAATGGTTGTCCCATTTTACCTGTTGGGATACTATCAACCATTTTTCTTAATTTTGGTGCCCATACTCTCACTTGGTCCATGAGTTTTCCCACCATAGTATTTTGTTTACCAATTTGTTCCATCATTCGTGTCGCCTTAGCTGGATTGGTTTTTGCAACTTTCATGGCATCATTTGTTAGTCTGATTACTTTTGAACCTCTTCCTGCTAACATGAGAGGTTTAGCGGCTAAATCTCCCAAGTAAGGGATTGCCGATATTAAAGACAACATCCCAAAAAAAGTATCCCCTTGATATAGGTAGGATAAACCATTTCCGATATCTATGACTCCTGTTGGGTCAAAGATACCAGCAACATCAGCAACATAGTTCAACCAATGAGCCTCATTGATTTGTTCCGACTCTTTCAAAATCTGTTGAATTTGCTTAAGTTGTGACTCGGTAAAAATTACTTGCATAATACAATTATATTACTATAAATACCATCATCACCAAAAAAGAAAACCCCCACCATTGGTGAGGGTCTGATTTAATTCTCTTTATTGAATTCCAATACTTGTTGTCGTTTTTCTTCAACAAAGGTATTCACTCTTTTTCGAGCAACCTCGGCATATTGTGGACTCAACTCAATACCAATCCATTGTCTATCTAAAACCTCTGCAGCCACCAAAGAAGTACCTGAACCGGCAAACGGGTCAAGAACAACATCATTCTTATAGGTAAGAATTTTGATTGCCTTTGTGGGTATGTCCATCGAGAATGTGGCTTTGGTTAAACTTCGAGTGTCGGCAAAGTAATTCCATTGTCCAAATACCAAATCGATAAACTCTCTTTTCTGAGCTTCGGTGTAGAAAGTTTTGGGTTTCATCACACCGTTCTTATCTTCTCTTTCTCCAAGTTCACCAACCCATTCAGGTTCACCTTTGACCTTTTTGATGTGGTTCTTTTTGTAGGCCAAAATGACACATTCCTTTGGATTGTAGATGTATGGTGCTGAGGGACTCATCCAAGACCCCCAAGCTGTGGTACGACTTCTGTGTGGAGATTCTTCTTCAAGGTCAACAACTCCGAAGAACTTGTAACCAATCTGTTTCATAATCTGCCATACTTCACTGACCATAAAGATTCTACCACCTTTATCCTGACGATTAATCTCATATGGAATGTTCAAAGCAATCCTACCGTCGTCTTTAAGAACTCGGTAAGCCTGTTCCATCCAGGAATATGTAAATTTTACATATTGCTCCCATATCATATCATCATCGTGAACATCGTAATCAATCCCAACCCCGTAAGGTGGAGATGTCACTATCAAATCCACTGAACCTTCGTCCAGGGTTTTCATGACCTCAATACAGTCACCGTTAATTATTGTTTTAATTTTATTCATCTTTTGTTAATTCATGTAAGAAAAAAATCAAAATGATTGGCCAAAGTAGAATCATAAAAATTCTTTGGGGCCAACTCATTCGAGCCATTGCATTATATAGTGCTAATACTTCTATTGTTCCAGTGAGAAACATACCGCACAATAGATAAATCAACATTATTTATTTTCTAAATTTTCAATCTTTCGCTGTAAATACCACAGAGCCTTTTTCAAATCCTGTAATTCTTTATCGGTACCTTTTTTACCTGCTCTTGAGATATACTTCACTGTGTTTCCCAAGTGGAAATCCAAATCCCAAGCTTCGATAACCTTGATTGCCTCATAGGGATTATTCTCACCTCCATAATGTTCGGGATGTGATACGTATTCGTAAGATGTTGAATGTTCTGACATTTTATTTAAGCTTAAGTATTGGACAATAATAGGTTTTCCATGTTGGGTGCCAATAATACTCACCAGTTGTGCTTTGGGTATCAATTTCATCAACATGGGTCAACCCCATTTCCTCGAACTCAATAGTACAAAACTTATCGAGAATATCAAATTCCTCTTGGGTAATATGTAAACCATTTTCATCCTCCCTTGGGTTGTTGAAGAAAGAATATATCCCATCGGGTTGGAGAATGTTTGGTATATATCTGTGGAAATCCAAGAAATCTTCATCCCAAGTGTCTATATAAATCCCATCAAATTTTGGTAAAAACTGAAGGTACCATCTCCAATCACCATAAAGAATTGTAACGTGAGGTTTTAGATGCCAACCATCTTGTAACATTTTGGTATAGACATCAAGGTGGGCTTCAATAATCCAATGTTCAGTAACAATTTGTTTTTCAATATGGGTATCGATGAAACCCATTCCAAATCCAACATTCAACACCCTTCCACCATTCCTACAAATGATTTCTGCAGATTTCTCCATGATGGGTTCTTCCCAATCCATCATGATTGCAGCACCATTTTCATCCAACAATCTACCGTCGTCAGTATAGGTTAGAGAACGGTCAACGTAAGGTTTATACATTTTCTTTTATAACGTAATAATTTTTAGCCAACGAAGATTCTTCAATCAAATTGGATTCACAAAGTTGTTCAATAATCATCATGGTAGATTCCATATCTTTCTTTATAATTCTATCCTTGATGTATGTAATGTGAGTTGGTCTTTTTAGATTTTTGAGAACAAACTCTTGAGTTTTTGCATCCACGATTTGGATTCTTTTAATTGGTAATACTTTCTACGGACTATTTTACCTAATTCAAAATCATTTGAGTTCTCAAGAATTTCCTTCTCGCTTATTTCTACCTTTCTTTTCAGCATTTTTCTTAGATGCTTTAGTTGTTGGTTTGTCGGACACGACTACTTCAACAGGTTTATTGGTCGAACGTGATTGTTTCCATTCACTTTTGGAAATGAATTTCCATAGAGATGTTGCAAATCCAGCCAAAACATCTGCAGTTTTATTATCCTCACGACGGATATCACCGGTTTGTTTATTTTTGAGTGTCTTCATGGTTTTTGAATTTATAATAATATAATGTAATTATTGGTCTGTTTCAAGTTCAAGGATTTTTTCTTGGAGTTGTTTACCATCTAATCCCATGTTGAAAAGTTCAAACACTTGGAACGAAAAATTATCAGTAAAGATTAAAGACTCAACTTTGAATAAGTCCTGTATTGACTTATGAAAGTTAAGATGGTTGATAATCATTTCTTTGGATATGAACCGTTTAGTAAAACCCATTGTCCGTCGGTATTTAATTGTATTGTACAAATATAATCCATTTTCCATTCAGTTGGAGCTATCATGGATAAAAAATATTTATTTTCTTCTCTTTTATATAAAAAATATGTATCTCCCACAATCGGTTCAAATCTTATTTCAGAACTATAAACAACTTCATTAAGATTATAGGATAATACCAACTCTTCCATTTCTTTTTTCAACTCCTCAAATTTTTGTTTTATTAGACTATTGAATTTAGAAGTGGAACTTTGAAGGAAGGCTGAGGTATCTGGTTTAATTATTTTGGGAGCACCAACATGACTTCCAAATGGAAGGAGATTAAATTTGGTTCCAACCTTTTCGTTATGTGACGGGGTACTCACGGTAATGTTTGGGTAAAATAACTATGAATCTTTCTTTTGAATAAAGGTAATAAATTACTTTCCAATGGAAGGTTATGACTTGAGTAAACCTCAAAGATTGGTATATCCATACTTTTAGTTGTTGAAAACTTTTTAATGACCTCGGTAAAAGTTTTATCATTACCTTGGTATAGAAGTTTACTCTCGATTTTACTACCATTCTTGGTTTCATAATCTTTGATATAATCAACTTCCCAAATATAATACATCTCACCGAAAGTGTCGTGATAAACAACATATGATTTGTTTAACGATAAATTTTTTCGATTTTTACGTAACTTGATGGAAGTCGCTTCAAATGAAAAGTCCCACATCCCTTTACAGACGGAAAAATACTGTAATAATTTTTCATGAGATTCTTTCAATATATTATTCAACTCATTTTTTTCAGACTCAGTGAATTTTTTTCTACACAACTTACTTTTCAAATCATATAACATGATTTCATCATCGATTTCTGAAAACTCTTTTTTCAACACAATATATTTTCCATTTTTTAGATAATTTCCGATGGAAGCCATATGTAAGGATAACTCCGTAAAATAGGGATAAATTTCTCCACGACCCAAAGCTTCTTCCACTTTGGATAAAAAAGAACTTAAAATGTATTCTTTGTGTTCCATATCAATTGGTCTTTGTAAAAACCAATCGCTATTAAGAATAAATTTTGTAGATTTTTTTTCCATAAACAAAAGATAAAGATGTTCATGGATTTATGTAGTTAATTTTATTGATTGTTTAATATGTAATACAAGGTATCTCCGAACATAATTTCATTTTCCGAACCATCATAGGTATTCAATGTGTGTCCATATCCATCAGTATCCACAACATCTCTAACAAGGGAATCCATATCAATCATATCTTGATTAACCAAAAACTCCAACATTTCTTTTTCACTAAACCCACCGAATTCTCTCAAATAGTCCAAAGGGTCATTCTTAGCAAGATTGTAAAGTCTTTCAATAATTTCATCAATTTTATCCTCATCGACTTCCTCACCCTCAGGGTTCTCATAGATATGCTCGATTTTTTTTTCAGTTGCTTGAATATCTGACATCAACTTATCAATTTTTTCAGGGTCAGATTCGTCTTTCAACATACCCTGTAATTTTTTAATTTTGATTTCGTAGAACTCCAAATATTGTTTTTGTCTAAATGAAAG